TTTGCGATTGCAGGGTCAACATCTGCAAGAGAGAATAACTCTAATGCACGTGTTACCAACACTGAGTTACCGTACTCGTTAAGAGTAATGGTTACTGATGTTGGTGTTGACATTGCTACTGCATCTGGGTCAGTTGTCTCTGTCAGAGCAGTTGTTGCTACTGATAGGTCAACATAACGTTGTAATACAACGGTTGAGCCAGGGATTGCTTGACGTGCTGGACGCTTATCTGCGACTGAACGAATTAGTGGTTCAGAGCGGAGAGCGAATTCTAGAAGACGGTCATACGCCTTCTGTACTAGACCAGCACCACCAGCGGTTCCGCCTAAAGAAGCGGAGTCTGTTGATACATATGCCATTCGTCACCTCCAGTGACTAGAAACTATGATTATTGTTGTTGTGAACGGAGGACATCTAGCAATGCATCCATAGAATCTGCATTGTCTATTCTTGAATTGATTTCTTCCATTCTGTCAGGAGTGAACGCGGCCTGTGTTAGAACATCCTGCTGTCTTAGAGCAGCACGGTCTTGTTCTCCCATCTTAGGCTCATTTTCCTGCACCTGTATTCCAAACAAATCTGCGTTATCATCGAGCCAATTAGAAACTGACTCCTCGTTAACATCATCAATGTCCTTAAGAATTAAGCGTGCAGCCTTAGCGTTTACGCCCTTCTTTTCTAGGACTTCTTTGACAGTTCGCTCACGCTGCACTTTGGATAAACCCTCAAGTTGCTCAGTGAGTTCCTTAATACGCTTCTCGTCGGCTCTCTTGGCTTTACGTAGTTTCTTAATTAAGTCACTACCATCACCAGAAAATCCTTGGTCGGTATCTAGGTCTTCGTCTTCGTCTTCCCAGTAGTTGTTGCTCATAGCAACTATCCACCCTTCTATTCGTTGTTAGTCGCAAGCCTCAATTCAATTCGGGGAAATTGGTTGGCTCTTGCTATCGGTCTTATACGCTGCATTGGGCCGATGGGTCAATGTCAGGATTCTATATTTGTCCGCCTAGTCCAGTTGAAAGTGATGCTCTGGATATTCCAGACCTACCACCAAATGCACTGGTCTCTCTTTCGATAAGCGCTTTACGCTTACGTTGTGCAGATGCTAAAGTATTAAATACTTCTTGCTCTGCCTCTACTTGATTGTATCCTTCTAGTTGGTTTCCATAAATGGAACTTAACTTCTCTGCAGTAGGTAGGATATCTGCAATAGTTGCGTATCCTTTTTGTGCTTCTGCTTGAGTAATACCTTGTGATGCAAGTTGTTCTGATACAGATACACCAGCCTCAAGGCCTTGTAGTCTTGCTGCTGCACCAATCTCTGCTGCTGCAACTTGACGTTGAATCTTAGGTAGTTGTTGATTAGGGTCAAGAACATAAGCAACCATATCAGCAGAACCAATACCATAGTAATCTCTTAGTGTTCTAGCAATTGCTGGGTCAGCATTCTGAACTCTTTGAACCGCTGTGATTACACGAGTAGATAGTTCTGATGGAGATACATCGTTAGAAATAAATTGACGAACATATGTATCGTTATCAAATTGATTTAATCCATATGCTCTAAGTGTTTGACGATAGGCATCTTCCACACTCAAGTACTCTGCTGGACTTAGAACTGCTAAACCTTTTTTCTGTCTCTCTGCATTAGCAGCAAATCTAGCCTTATACTCATCACTATTCTGTAACTCTAAAGTAATTGTAGCCTCAGTATATCCTTTACGTGCAAGGTCTAAAACCTTAGTACCAAGTGATGATAATCCGTATTGAGCAAATCTATCTGCAACAATTTTACCAATAGACTCACGTTGCGCTGCTATTCTTTCAGCCTCTGCTGCTGCATTTGCCGCTGCTATTGCTGCGTCATTTTGTGCAGTAGTTGCCTCAGTTGCCGCAGCCGATGCTGCTGCTGCGTTTGCTGCTTCTTGAGCCCGTGCTAATGCTGCTTGTGCTGCTGCCAGTGCTGCTGCATTGTTTGCATTGGCTGCTGCTAAGGCGTCTGCTTGTGCTTTGATTAAAGCATCTTGTGCAGCCTTTGCTCTAGCCTCTGCCTCTGCTCTTAGTCTGGCTTCTTCTGCAGCCCTACGTTGTGCCTCTGCTAATGCTGCTGCTGTTGCTGCATCACTAGCACCAGAACTTGCAGGTGTAGTCCCACCAGCCTGTCCGAATGGAGTTCCTACGGGAGCAGCAGGTGTTACAGTTGTTGGAAGAGTAATTTTAGTTCCAGAAAATATTACATTTCCGCCCTGATATTTAGGGTTAGTAGTTAATACGGGGTTGGCTGCTTTAATAGCAGCAACTGTGGTATTATTAGCCTTAGCAATACTTGATAATGTTTGCCCTGATTTAACCGTTACTTTTTCGGCCATACTATGCTACCCCATAATCACGAAGAACTTTTAATGATAGTGAATCAACTGTTGCTCTAGCATTATCTGTCAAATCCCAACGAGGGTCTTGACGTAACTCTGCTTCGAATTGCCATATTGGTTTGAGTGCAGGCTTACCATCTGGACCTACATACTGTAATGCTTTACGAAATGTAGGGTCATTGTAAGATATAGTGTCTGCATCTATTTCTAATATACTAGACATGGAAGATTTGTATGCGGATGCAAGTGCATCAACGCTGGTTCCTTTATTAATATCATCTGCGAATACGGGATATGCACTAGCCGAATCCCTACGAATTTTTTCTTGTATATCAAATACTGTGTTTGTCCCAGAAATTATGCCTTGAGACCAAGAGTTTAATGTAGTTGATGAGTAAGCCATACCAAATGACTTAGCATATTCTTCTAGGGTTTGTACCCTGCCTAAGGTTTCTCCACCAATAGTACCCTTAAATCTACTTAATGCTTGTAAATCTATTTGACTATCATCGAGACCTTTATCATAAGCATCTTGAATTACAGAATTAAAAGTAGTTTCATCTAGGTTAATACCCTTAGCAATAAGACGCTTACGTTGTTCTACCTTAAATGCTTCCAATCCCTGTGTATATACACCAGGTTGAGAAGCCTTTTGCTGCGCTCTATTCTTGGATGTAGTAGTAAGACCCCTATAATATCCAGTCTTATAATACTCTAGTTCGGCCTGAGTAGTATCTCCAGCCTTGTATAAATCATAAACCTTCTGTAGTTCTGGGAATGCTTTGATTAAATCGGCTGTAAGACCGTATGCCGTTGCTGCTGACTCTGCCATATTAACCCTTCAACTTTCCTAGGAAATCAGCAAAGCCTAAACTTTGTGCCTCTTCATAGTCCTGTGGTGACTGGGCTTTAACCTTTTCGGTAATCATAGCCTCTGCTTTTTCTTTACTATAACCAGGTTTGATTTCAGTAATAGTTTTACCGCCTACCTTTTTGGTTGTAGTAACGGTTCCCTTATCAATCATACCCTGAATAGCAGTGTAAAACTCTTTGCTCTCAGCCTGCGTAGCCTTACGTCCTAGGACGCCCTTAAGAGTATCATCAATTAAAGATTGAATCTCTTCTGGTTGAAATAGATATTTCTGTACTGATACAGATGGTCCACCACCACCAAGAAGTCCTTGGTCTTTAGCATACCATTGAATATATTGTTCAGGTGATATCTTTCTAGTTCCGCCAGATTGTTGATACCATTTACCAGCCTCATCAATAGCGAGTTCGTATAAAACCTTTGCTTTTGCTGGACTTACATCCCCATATCCATTTTTCTTTAAAGTAAATAACCAACCTGTTTCAACCTTAGGGTCTTCAAGATATCTTTTCTTGGCATTAAAAGTGGTCATTGTATCTGAGGGAACTACAACGGAAGTACCAGCACCTGGAATATCTACCTGCTTTGTACCAGTTCCTGGGCCAATATATACCTGACCAGCAACACCAGTAGTATTTCCACTACTAGATTTTAGAGTATCTAAAGCCCCGCCTTTTTTCTGAGTCACTATAAGCCTTTCGTAAGGTCATCTTTTTCAAGTATTCTTGAGTATACTCTACTGAATGAAATGTATTCATCTAGCAATCCACTAGTAAATGTATCCCACATTTCTTTAAGGTCAGCATTACCAACAGCATCTATAGACTTA